GCTACATCTGACAAGGCTAATTCCTTGACCAACCGTCTAGGAATATCTGATAATGCTGCTATTGTTTCAGTAGCTTCTTCAGTCTTTGTACCTGTTTCAAAATCAACTAATTTAAGCCAAGTTTCCAGAGTCACATCTGACCAACTGCTAATAAGATTAAACGATTCTGTTTTTCCTTCTTTTTTAATTTTGACTTTCATACACTATATAATAGAAATTTGTTGTTTTTAGTTTACTGCACGTAATACCTTCCTGCATTTGGATTGTCTAGGTGATAGATTACATTATAACGAATACCATCTATTGCGTGATTATAGTTATCTACGTAAAGCTTAGAGCCTTTATCTGCATAGACATAGTTGTTTAACTCTTTAGCTATATTAGTTGATTCAGGACTTACAATAAGTTGATAGTCTTGCATTCTAGTTATTCCACTTTCAATTGTTCCTTTCTTAACTGCTTTGATGTTTACTCCTAAATGTCTAAGGTCTGCTATTAGTCTAGGCTCTGCTGAATCGGCAATTATAAGTTTACTATCTACTTTGTCTAGTATTATCTTAGCAAGCTCTTGACTCTTTAATCCATTACGATAAAGGTGTTCTTTTAAGTAAATCTTTTTATGCTTTTTGTCAATAGCTACTTCAGTAAGTGAGTCAGGATCTATTGAGAATCCAAAGTCCATTCCGCAAGAAGTCTGTAAGTTATCAGGATTAAATTCTCCTATACTCCAGTTCTCAAAGACTACACCTTCTGCTTTTGCTAACCACCCTCCAAGAATCTTATGTTGATACTTTTTAAAGTTATTATGCTTTATACTCTTAATACGCTCTAGGAAGCTCTGTGATAGGTTTGTTTCATTATCTAGGTATGTACTATGGATATAGCATACATTGTCTTTAACGCCATTAAAACCGCCTTCAATGCCTTTGTCCTCAAAGAATCTCTTATATATCCAATGTTCCTTAGTAACAGGATTTAAAACTAATATGATTCTATTCTGCACTTTCTTTTCCCTTATACTTAAATCAATAGTGTCAAAGATGTTTTCATCTACAAGTTCTTCAGCTTCATCTAACACCCAAGTAGATATTCCCTGTAAAGACTTTAAACTAGCAGTCTGGTTTCCTGCTGATGTCTTTATTCCTCTAAATAAAATATCTGATTTGTTTCCTAAGTTTATTACCTCTGCTTTGTTTACACTAAAGGTATTGTCATATCCAAGTAGTCCTATCTTTTCTAAGAACTCAGGAATGATTGACAAGTGTGCTGATGTCATTGTGTAACGTGTGAATAGGACTCTAACATTCCTAGACATAGTTAATAGCGTAAGAAAGACTGTAACAGCAAAAGACTTTCCTGAACCCCTACCTCCTGTTATGATAAAGTATCTAGCATCTGAATTAAAGAGTGCTGTGTATTTGTCGCTAAGATTCAGAGCTTATAAAGTTTATTAAAGGTACGTTAAGACTTTCATCATTAGTAGTTACATCTACTCTTTGTTGTGGTTTACCATAAAAGTATTCAAAGAATAACTTTACTGCCCATTGTTCCTTCTTTTCTAAACCCTTTTGTAAAGACTCTAATGCTATACTACTCATTGGTGTTAAGTTCTCTATTAGCTTTTGTTCTTCAGCTTTACCTTTGCGTCCTGCTCCTATTCTTTTTCCTCCGTGTTCCATTTTGAAATAATTTGATTAATCAAGTGATACTATATAATAGAAATTACTCGTATTCATTTGGTAGCATTAGTCTTATGCCTAATTCAGTCATAGCCCATACTCTTATTTGTTCTGTATATACTTCAAAGGCTTTTGTGTTAAGTGCTGTTGTACTTCCTATTTTATTTATTGCTATTTGGTTATCGTTAATACTTATCATTTCATATTCCGATAAGAACTTAGCTCTTAGTACGTCGTGCATTTCATCAGGAAAATATCCTAGTTCTTCTGCTAGTCCTTGAACGATACATTTCCAATAGTAACTATTCTGCATATTGCTTCTTGTGTTTCTTTGTTTCTTTATACTTACTATGTAGTCGTTTTGTAATTCCTTTAAGTAACTGAAAAGGCTTTGCTTATCTGTATTGTCTTTTATTACAAACTTCATTAATCAAAAGATTCATTGATTCCTCTTTCGCCTACTAGCTTTTCTTTTGCTCCTGCCCATAGCTTATTTCTTTTCTTGCTTAGACTTGGTTCTGTTCTTTTAAGACTTGGCATCCCTTCAGTTGGTACGCAATCCATCCACTTACCACATTCACAGAGTGCTTCCTTAGTTACCCAATTACCATCTCGGTGTACTATTGTAGCCTTCCCTATTTCTTTAGTCTTATTACATTCGCAAGTGTATAGTGTCATAATATTTTTAATTGTTTTTCCTGCTTATTAATTCTTTCTTCAGCTATATTAAAATACTTTTCGTCTTGTTCAATACCTATGAACTTTCTCTTAAGATTCTTTGCTGCTACTCCTGTACTACCAGAACCCATTGTGAAATCAAGTACAGTTTCGTTTTCGTTAGTGTAGGTTTTTATAAGATATTCCATAAGTAATAAAGGTTTTTGTGTTGGGTGCAAATTAGATTTTAATATATCCCTTTGAAATTTTAAAATTTGTGTTGGGTATCTTAGTCCATTGTCTTTATATTCCAATACTTTTTTATTTCCATTATCAGTAAGTTTGCCCATTTTACCATTCTTAACTTTGTTTGTCCTTTTTTTCCCAAAATATTTCACCATTTGAGGATTATATAAACATTGCTTAGAATAAAATACTATAATATTTTCAGTAGTTTTACCAGCCCTTTTTTTTACTTGCGCTATATTTGTCAATCGCTCCTTTACCCAAATCCAATCATATTTATAGTTATTAATATTACTCATTCGTAAGGCACTACTAAACGGCTCACTACCAAATAAAACTATTGCACCGTTTGGTTTAATGATTCTATTCAGTTGTTCCCACATTAACTCAAAATCAATTACACTATCCCATTTACAAGCAGTCGTGCCGTATGGTGGGTCGGTTATAATAGCATCAACGCTACCTGAAGGAATTGACTTCATTACTTCTAAACATTCTCCAAGTCGTAAGTCTATCACTTCTTTAATTTATCTAGTTCAAATTCTAGGTGATTGATTGCTTTCTGTATGCATTCAACAGGACTTTTATGCTTCCTATTTGCTCTCATTAGATATGTACAAGCAGTCCCTACATTATATGATAAATCAAAGTCTTCAATAACTTTGCGAGCTTCTATCTTATATCGACTTCCTATGTAGTAGCTTGGTATTCTATTGTCTTTCATTTCCTTTTTGTATTTCGCTATAAGTTCTATTTCTATCGTGTGCTAGTCCTCCTGTTCTAGTTTCTACTTTATCCATATTGTAGAATAACTTTTCTTTAGTTCTGTTTTTAATTCTTGTTTCAATTATGCTCATAAGAATAACTATAAAAAAGAATATTGCAGTTATGATTCCAAGTAATGTAAATATTATCATTTTGTTAAAAGTTTTAAGAGTTGGTTACTCGTATATATCCTGTCATCTCCTGAGTAATTCTCATAGATGCAAGTAAAATTATCGTCCTTCCAAGTCCATAAGGATTTTACATTATTCTTAATGTGATGTTTCAATATACTTTTAATTGTTTTGTATGTTCTGTCTGCTTCTTCCATATCTATTGTTTTAGTTGTTTAATTCTCTTGTATTAGATACATAAATTTCAGCTTCATATAAAATACTTTCTGCTTTTTTAATAGCAATTTCTTCACTTTCAGCTGTTAAATCTATAGTTAAACTTCCATAGGTTGTTTCAATCTCTATTGTATATGTTTTCATAATCTATTGTTTTAGTTGTTTAATTCTTTTATCTATCCCCTCTTTTAGTACACACCAAGTTATGTACCTTGAACCAACTTTAGAACATTCTTTTTTAATCCTTTCCAACTCCTCAATTACTCTTTCATTTGCATAATGTTTTAATGTGTCTGATAAATATTCTATACCAAACTGAATTAATGACTTTCTTAAATCATCAAGAGATATTATAGTCTGAGATGTTTCTCCATCTATAGATATAAATAAATCCATTTTATCATCACTTAACTCAATGAGAGCGTCATTATCTTGGCACTCATATTTCATTGTAACTAATTTTTCCTTATTAATGTTTATAATTTTTTCCATATTTATTATGCCCTTATTAGTGAGAGGGACTTTACTCTTTTGTCTTTTAAAATGCTGAATAAACAAGACAAATTATATGCTTTTACATCTTTTATTGTGATTTTTACCATTGTTATATTTACTTGCATATAGTTAATTGTATTGGGGAGGTAACCACACCCCCCCTCTACTACTCTAGGTAAAATAAACGCTTTTGTAGGTCTTACCCTATATTTATTAATATTAGTCCTTAGAGTATTCTTTATATATCTTTTTTATTCCATCAAAGCAAGCTGCTATACAAGAACCGCAATTTGTTCCTGTTGAGTAGTTCGTGTTATGTAAGGTATTATATATCGTTATCATTTTACTTTTAGCTTCGTGGTCTTTAGCTCTTCCTGTTTTTAAGTCTTCCCAAAGCAATATAATCTCAGCTATTATTTCTTCAGGTATATCTTCTCTAACTTCAACCTCTGTTGTCTTACTCCAATACTTCTGAGGACATTCTTGACTTGCTATCCTTGCTTTAACTTTCATAAAACATAAGCAGCGTTTACATTGACCTGAAGGCTTAAAGTAATATACGCAAGACTTACAAATAGCTATCCTATCTTCATATATTTCTTGAGGTACAAAGAACTTATTCATTTAACATATTTTTTAGCTGTACTCTTACTTTGTCTATTGTAGTGAATAAGCTGTTTCTACTTATTCCTGTTTTTTTAGCTAGTGAGTCTAAGGTATTCCCCTCGTAGTAATATAAAGTGAAGATTTTAGAGTCATACCAAGTAAAGCTTTCTAAGGCTTCGTCTATCTTTTCAAGGCTAGTCCATTGATAATCGTCTACTACTTCATTAGGGAGGTTGTAAAGGTGCTTAGAAGGTATTATTTCTCCTGAATCTACAACATCATAAGTAATTGTACTTGTAAGACTATCGATATGTGTGTAATACTTTCTGTACTTGTAATAGTAATTACTTCTAGGACTTGTCAATGCTCGCCTTAATGCTACTGCACCGTATCTTGTAACACCATCTATTCCATCCTTATCATAAATAGCTTTCAAAGTTATAGGATTCATCTGAAGTAGATAAATCATAAGTTCCTGAACTGCTTCATTGACTTCGTTTTTATCAGAGGTTAATCCGTAAGCCATAGTTCTGAACTTATCTGTTAGCTTAGATATTTCTAAATATACATCAGTCATTTATAACTTCCATTTTATCAATCTTATCTGTAACCTGATGTACCACTTCTTCTAATATTAGTTTATATGACCTTATAACTGCTCTATTCCCTTTAGTTTCTATTCCTGCAAAGAATCCATTTGTTGCTACTGAAATATTGATAGGTATTATCATTACCCAATCCCAATAGTTATTCTCTTTTAATCCTGTTCCGTAGCCGTTATGATATTCCAAAATAACTTCTACAACTTCTAAATATCCTTCGTACCTGCTTTTAGTTGATAGCTCTTTTGCGAACTCCATACACATTTCTAAGTAAGCTTCAATTATTGCCCTGTGTTCAGCACTTGAATAAATTGGTTCTGTCATACGCCAAAGATATGAAAAATGTTACTCAATTTCCTTTTCTTCTTTTAAGTTTTTAACAAGTGATTTGTAATAACTTATCTTTTCTTCATATTCTACTCTTGAAATCTTAAGTGTAGTCCTAGCTAATTGCTCTAGTTCTTCAGCTCTGCCTTCTCCATACTTTTCATCTAGTCTAATCGAGAACAAGTACTGTTCTCCGCTACCAAAAATATTACACTTTATACATTGTACCTCGCAATTTCCGTCTTCTGAGAATCTAGTAGCTAGGTGTTTTCTGCTTTGAAAATGACCGTTCTGCATACCTCCAGTTTTGTAATGAGCTACTTTGCCGCACGTGAAACATTGACACATTCCGTACTCATTTGCTGAACGCAACCTGATAAACAAGCTGAAGTATTTGTCAAGTTCTTTTTTTAGTTTGCTAATTGTTTTCTTCATAACCTAAGTCTTTACGCCATTTGTCTTGCAATACGCCCTTCCTAAGATTATACTTTTCCCCTCTGTATTTAGGTTCTTCTTCCTGAAGTTTTGCCCTAGCTCGTTTTATGCTTGGTGCTGATGTGAGTTTTCCTTTTGCGTACATCTCTAAAAAATCTATTGCTGTTGCTGAATTTATTCCTGACCCTAATTGTGTTGTCAATTCAGAACCCCAAATATTAGCACAAAGTCTGTTGTCATCATCTTTCAGGCTTGGGTAGTTATCTAACCAATACTTAACTTCATCTTTTGTTTTCATATTATATATGTTCTAAGCAAGTTGGACAAAGACCTATGTCTTTAACATCCCCTGTTATTTCATCACCACAGCAAGTGTATTCGATTTCTTCTTGCTCTAATATTTCTTCTATTACTTTGTCTACTTCTTTAATGTTTGATAGTTCTGTTTTCATTTTATTTAGTTTTGGTTAATTTAGTCTTTCTAATTGATACCCACTTATTAGGTCGGTATGTACTTGGTTGTTTGAATCCAAACATCATTTGGAAACTTCCTACTTTTTCAGGGTCGTACAATTTTTCTTTATTCATTTTCGTTTTCTTTTTTATCTGCATATTCTACTGCTTCTTTGCATAACATTATATTATTTGTTTCAATATAATTCATAAAATTTTCTTGCCAATTCATTTTTTCTAAATTAGAACTATTTATATGTAATGCTACTTGGAGCATACCTGATAATTCTTTTGTGTTGAATTCTGTCATTTTAATAATTTTAAAGGTTCTTGATAATAAGGAGTCTTTTCTTTAGGCTGTCCTAATGTCCTAACTTGATATGTTGCATCATCAATTTTTAATTTATGAGCATAAACGAATTTATAAAAGGTTCTGATATTTAAGAATGGTTCATCTTTTCCGAATCTTACACCAATATGAAAGGCGTCTAATACTTGATTCCAAGTCATATTACCGAAACGCTTTTCCTGTATTAAGTCTGCTGCAAATATCTTACTTAGACTTGCTAAGGTTTGAGCGTCTGACCTGTGTCCTATTTCAACTGCTGTCTTAGCTAATAAGTCTAGGACTTTTTCAGTAAGCTCTTTTAGGGTTTCTTGTTTTAATGGTTTCATAATAATTCTTTTGCTTTTTGCCACTCGTTTATTTGAGCGTCTAACTTAGACATTCCTCCTGACTTAGACTTAGGTTTATCCCATTTCTTTTGATTCGCTGCCCAAGTCTTTAATCTTAACGCTGTTTTCCAAGTTTTGTTTAGTTCATATTTCATCTTAGTATTTGACTTATTTGGTTCAGTCCAATAGTCAATGAATCCATTTAAAATACTTTCTTCATAATCAAAAGTTAAAACTTCAAAAACAAAATCATTACGCCTATTAGATATAGTATTATTAGTTATTCTTATTTCTTTATTCTTATTAATAGTTTGCGTTTTTTTAACAACTAGTTCTTCACTTTCTTCACAACTAGTATTGAAATAACTTAATAACTTGTTTTCAATTATTTTAAAGTGCTGCTTTGCAGGAATACCTACTACCTTAGTTTCTATAATTCCTAAGTCTTTTAAGTTCTTAATTGCTTTCCTTTGTTGGTGTGAAGTCAAGCAAGTATCTTTTTCTATATTCTTAGCTGTATTAAAGAACCAACCGTCAATCATTCCGTTAGCTATAAAGTATTCTTCTTTACTAATTAGGTCAGCAAGCAGGACTGCACCCTTCAATCCCACCTGCTTTGCTAGTTTCTTGTTTACTATTAAAAATGCTGAACTACTTAATAAGTGTTTCATAAGGTTATAATCTCAATTTCATATTTGAAGTTCTGAAGTGCAAGTTTAACATTTTCTAATTGATTATAGAAGTTCCTGTAAGAAACTTTAATATCAGTACCTACTTCACCTGATTGAATCCTTATTGTTACTTGGTGCTTTGCACTATTAACAACATCATTCTTTCTTAAGTAATCTTTTAGCTGATGTAAATCAAAGAAGGATTTTTTAGAATCTTCTATAGATTGAAAAGCATTAAAGACTTTATTAAATGTATTTCTGTATTTAGGAAATGTTGAGTAATTATGTTTATGATTCTTTTCGTAGTGATAGATTAAAGTTCTATCCCTATTAATTACCTTAGCTATAGTTGAATGCGGTATTTCATATTCTATTCTAGCTATCACACTTGCAATAGTTCTAGCTACCTGAAGTTCTTGTTTTCTACTTTTGTAGCCTAGAGAACCCTTACGCAAGCCTAACAAAGATGTTGTCAGGTTGCATAAGTTTTTAAAGTTATCTTCTTGTGTCATCTTAAAAAGGTAAGTCATCAGACTGAACAGGGGCAACTACTTCACTACCCATAATTGAAAAGTGGTAACCATCTATATTATGAAAGTACCTTCCGTTATATTCTCTTGAATAAACATTACAAAGTATTTTCACATCCATACCAATATCTAGTTTGTTCATTGAATCCATCTTATCACCAAAAGCACTTACTGCTACTTCATTATTAAATTCACCTCCTGTATCAATTAAGATAGATTGTTTCCTCCATTCTTTTCCTGATTTGCTAACCCCTGATTCAACATCTAGCTTCTTTACTAATTTTCCTGATATTTCCATTTTTATTGTGCCTGTTTTAGCAGGTCTTTTTTAATTAAATTATTGTTTCTTAAAACTTTCTGATTCATCTTCTCCAAATACGCCCAACTCATAAAACCCTGTAATCTTTAGAACAGCCCTTGACATAGCTCTTTTCTCAGCCATCTCCATTACGTACCAGGTATTACAGTTTCCATCTTTAAATCCTGCTCCTTTAAGTGCAGAACCGAAAGTCTGTATAATAGCTCCTTCCTTCTTTGCATTGGCTTTCACTACACAAAAGTCCTTTTCGCAATTGATAACATCATAGTCAATAGTTATGCCTTCTAAAGCCTGTATCTTATCTATTCCTGAGCGTGTAATGATTAAAAAATGCTGATGTTTGAATATATCGTCTTTAGTAAGACCATACTTAATATACTTCTCTTTTAAAATTTCTGTTTTCATATTGTTTATTTTTGTTTATAATTCTGTGCAAATGTATTAAATTTATTTACTTTTTATGTATTTAACTAATTGTTCTTGTATATATTCTAATTGTTCTTTGTCTATCCATTCTAAGAAGTTATAAGAATCGAAACAGATTTGAAAGTCTTTTCCGTATTCATCTGTTCCTCTTAAATATACTTCATTTTCGTGTGCTTGGAATGTATTAATATCATTCATTCTTTTGTGTATCATTTCATCTTGTATTTCTATTGGCATTATATTAAATTTATTAGTGTTGGTGAATTATTGTTTTCTTTATAGTGCTTTAAATGTTCAGGTTTTAGCTCAACATTCCAAGAGTCCTTCTGCTGCCAACCGTAAGTCTTTAGCATTTCTTCAAACTTTCTATATACCTGAAGTTCTGTTCCTATTACTATTAACGACCTGCTGCTTTCAACTAAGTCATTATTGAAGTGTCCTGATTTTCTATCATAATTTTTCACGCTTACAGGACTGAACTGAGGTTTTAACAACCATTCTTCAGCTAAGACTTTCTTATTGTCTAATTGATAGCCCATAAACTTTGAGTAGCAAGGCTTGTTATAATCTACATAAGTAGAATATTCTAGGTATTCTGCGTCTTGTATTGTCATCTTAAAATTTGTTATTAAAGTCAAGTGAATTGTAATAAGTATCTTTTACTTTTACGTATAAATCTCTAACCAATTGAAAAGGCAATAGATTAAGTCCGTCCTCAGTTAATGCAGTATTGTTAGGCAATAGCTCAGGTTTATTAGTTTGTACGTCTAGCAGGCTTACAATAGCTTCCTGCTTAGTGTTTGCGTCTTTTAATTTAAATACCATTTTCTTTTTCTTTTTTTAATTTATTTTCTAGTTGTCTGATATATTCGTCTTTTAATTCTATTGAGTCTTCTAACACTTTAATATATCCATCCTTAATCTCTATCAGTTCGTCAATTATTTTTGTCTGTTCGCTCATTATCTTAGTCCTAAAAAAAGTTCTACTAAGGTAAGAGTACCTAGCAGTAAATATAAGCAGCCGTAAAGTCCTGCTATTCCTAAAAGTGTTTTGATTAAATTTTTCATAGTGCAAATATACAGCTTTTTAGTTAATCACACAATTATAAACAAGTTTATTTACAAAGTTATTAACAATTAAGGTGTTTAACTCTAGGACGAACTTTATAGCTTGTCTAGTGTATTAGTATTAAAAAGAAAAGAAAGTGCCTAAAACGGCTATAGGGGGGTGCTAAAAATAGTGTACTAGCCTTGCTATTTGCCCTGAGTCTTTGGAATGGATGAATCCTTCTACTGCTTTCTGTACTCCACAGAAGCCTTTACGATTGTGCCAACTATCAGTTCCACTAGGTGAACGCATATATTCAACAGTAACACCTATAAAGTCTTTAGCATCTAACCATTTGTATTTTACTTTGTGATGTATGTGGTGAAGATACCAATATCTGTATTTTGTTTCAGCCCACATTAAAGGTCTATCGTTAGCCATTAACATAGGTAGCTTATCCATCTTAGCACCATCACCGTGTTCAAGTCCTATAAGATTAGAACCATACTTGTAATACTTTCGGTGTGATACTGATATATCAAATGTTACATCTTTAGTGTTCCTGAACCAAGACTTTAAAGAGTGTGCTAAATGAAAGCCACTTTGATAATCGTGATTAGACATTGAGTGTACTACATCTACAGGAGCAACTTGTCTTAAAATCTCAACACATTTAACGTATAGTTTTAAAGCTACTTCAAAGTGTTGCCACCATTTACCATCAGCGTCTTGTGGTGTTCCTGCTGTGGTTGTATTATATACATTGTCAATATGTAGTATGTCGTTCCCTACACAAAATAAGACTCTATCTATACTAAACCCTTGAGCCTTGCTAATAAGTCCTGTAACGCCTTCTAAGACTCTATTGTATGCAATCTCTGTATTGTAGTCATCACCTGTTTCTAAAGCAACCCCTAGTTTACCAATATGAATATCAGCAGGGTTTATAACTAAAAGGTGTTCACCTTTAACTCTTTTAATTGTTGGATAAGTTGGTGCGTGATTATCTATTAGATTTTTAATGTCTTCTAATAAATCGTTTTGGTCAGTACCGTATTGTTCTTTGGTAACTATGGAAAAGCGCAAATCACCTCCCATATTCTGCCAATGCTTAACGCTTACAATATCACTCTTATCAATACCTCTATCTTTAAGATGTATGTCTAAGGCTGTATTGCCGTTAATGTTTGACAAGTCCTTTCCCCTGCTTTCATTGATTAGCTCAACTTCTTCAAGGGAAAGTCTTAGTCTTTTTCCTTCTTTTGCCAAACTATTTCTTAGCTACGTCAGCAATACCTTGACCTACGATAAGAACTAAGATAGCGTGATACAACTCTGTTGCAGTAGATTGGTCTACTCCTAAATAAGTTACAAGAGCAGGTACTACTACTGAACTGATTGCGTACCAAAATTTCTTAGACTTTAACATCTGTCCGATAAGGTACTTTTGAAAGAACTTTTTCATAATTATTTATTTTTGATTATTAAGTTAATGTTTTCGCCGCCTAAATTAAGTATTTCTTTCATAACTAAGTCCATAGCTAAGGTTGAGTTATAAACAACGTCTTGTTCACTTCCTAAACCGACCAATATACAGCCGCTTGTATCTTTAGGAGTATTGCCTATGTGGAATAAGATATAACTTCTATTCTCTACATCTTCTACAAGTAAATGTAAATAGTCCCTTGTAGCTGATTCTCTTGCTAGTCTAAGCCTTACTTTGTATTCTCCTTTAGGAATGCAGCTTACGTTCTTCTTGTTATTTATCCAAGGGTTTTCTAGTGTGTCACAGAACCTTTCTCCATTTATAAAAAGCTCGCCTATTGTAGACTTATCTGAGAATGTGTCTCTAATAATAAGAAGATTAATTGTAGTCAAATTAGATTGAATAGGTGGCATAGATTTTAACGCCCTTAACTTCTTTAATAAAAACTTTACGCACTTTAACATCTTCTGTAATTTTAGTTATATACTTAGGATTCAAGCTGTTTAGTTTTCTTTTTTTCATCTGTTTTTTTTATGAAACCACCACTTGTCTACAGTATAAATTATAGAAACTAATAATAAGATTATCTTTAAAGCTACCTCAATATTTGTGAAGGTTGTTACGCTTAGAATTGTTGCGTTCACTCCCACTACTTCTATTGTTTCCTTTGCTATCTGTTTTATTGGCATCTTTTAAGTATGTCTTTAATTTTGTAATATTAATTGGTTTTGTCTTGTAATTTTTCTTCATTAATCAGAAGCATTTAGAAAGTTTCTCAAAGTAAGTTTAGTTCCTTGTCTTGGTGTTTCAAGATTCATATTATTGTAATAATTTTCTCTTGACGGATTTACGTCAGCACCTGTATTTGTCGTATATTCAGGAAAACTTGCTGTATTATTTCGGATGTAGTCTATAAGCCTTTCTCTATAGTAACTCCCAGTATTTAATATTTCTTCCCTAAAGCTTTGAGCTTCTTCCGTACTTAAAGCATTTCCAGTTTCAGAAGTTTTGGAATAGATATTGCCGTTCTCTACTTTGTGCCTAAGATAATTAAAAGCGTGATAAAGACTATACGAGGGAAGCATATCCCCTATATAGTCATCTAGCAAAGTTTTGTAAGCTGCATTTGCAGGAAGGTTTACAGAACCTGCTACAATTAAGGTTTTTAATTTATTGTTAAGGTCAGTCCCTAGTGCAGTTTCAACATAGATTTTCTGTGCTTCACGAACGAATGGGAGTAAGATGTCCACGTCCACGTTAAGATTGATTGCGGTGCTATCCTTTAGCTTCGCTTCTGATATAAATAGTACATAGCTCATAATTATCTTGGTTCTAAAAATCCGTTATTTTTCATTCTTTTTGGTGGTCTTGCTACTAAGTTGTCATTCTTTTCTGCTGTAAATCCTTCTGACCTAGCTTTTGTATATCCTATTAATTGACTAGAAGATATTTTACTTTTTGCTCCCCTTAAAGAAGTCTTGTATATTTGTCTTAGCCAATAATGATGACAATTACCACCACCTTTATAAAGCCATATACTATAAGTGTTAGCTCCTCTCGGCCCCCAACCTGGATTTACTGCTCTATTTCCCATTTGTAAAATATCTTCCTTTCGGTATATCTTTTTAGATGAATCCATTAATTTGCAAAAATCTCTAGTTTCTCCTTTTTGTGATAAGAAATTATCTTGAGTGTATACATAACGAACTTTATAAAACTCATTATCTGACTTATTAGTTCCGTCTTGCTTACTTCTAGCATTTGGTCTAGCTGTTCCTGTACTTGCCAATTCTAGCTTGTCATTAGCAATTTCATTTAAAACATCTTCAAAGTCAAAGTCTTGGTGTTCTCCATCTACTATTTCTTCTTCTATTAGTTCCCATTCTTCAGGCATATCTTCTCCAAACTCTTCAATGAACTTAGAAAGCTCTGTAGCTTCTTGATGTCCTTCACAAGCCATATAGACTGTCTTACCCTCGTAATCGTGTTCGTGATACCCTTCACACCCTAAAGTCTTTGCACTCGCTAAGGCTTCTTCTATAGTATCAAAAACAGGCTTTCCATCAATCATTCCAACTTTTGAAAAGTCTAGAGTTTCTTCTTCAACCTCTAAAGGTGGCAATCCAATTTCTTCTCTTATTTCGTCTTGTGTCATTACTTCTCTAATAGTCTTAGAGTCAAATTGTATTGTTATTGGTTTAAGCTGTACGAACTGAATAGGCATATCCATATTGTTTACCTGGAATATCTTGTGTAATACTTTTAATATTTGCCCTTGAAATGGCATAACCACAGTATTGAGGTAAAAATTAGAAGCGTTTAAAAGCTCGTCTGCGTTGCTTGAGAACCCATTAGCACTATCTAAGCCCATAAGTGTCTTAGACGTCACCCTATGCCCACTGAGGATGTTGCTAGTTAAAAGTTCTTGAAGTGCTAAAAATTGTTTATCTAAATCTGAAGGACTGATAGAAGTTATTTCAGGAACTCTAGTCTTATCATCTGAGAAAGTCAAAACGAATTTTCCTGCATTCTTTTCAGATGTAAATTTAGCTTCTAAACTTTGTTCTATTTGTCTTCTCTCTTCTGCTGTCGGTATTCCGTTAGCAAAACTAATCATAAACGAACCTGTAAATCCGTTAGATATGTTATTGAGGTGGAACTCAGAAACTTTAGAATCGATTAAAGCCCAGTTGTTACAACTAACATAATCAGGAGTATAATACGAGTTCATATTAGGACTATAAAGCCCTGTGTAAAGAATTTGATTAGGAGAAGTTCTATCGTTTACATTAAATGCAGGTACTCTATAAGGCTTGTTAGTTCTTGTATTTGCCCAATCTCCTGAAACATAATAACCTCTAGTTTTTCCAAATTCATCAGGACGTTCGCATCTAATCTTCTCTACAGGGATGTGATAGATTTCAGCTATTTGTGTTCTGTCTTTTGACCATACAATATTAAGAGCGAATGCTCCTTGAAGTTTAAAGTCAAATGCTACCTTTTTTAATACTTCGTGAAGCGTTTCATTTCCATTAGCGTTATTCATAAAGTTTTGAAGCTTTACTCTTGCTTCTTCATCTCTGTCATCTTCATCTGTTATAACTAAGTCTTCAGCACTTATCATTTCAGCAGTAGCATTCACGATTGCAGCCGTTATAGAACTTGAATAGTAAAGGTCAATTAAAAACTGAGGATAGAGGTTTCGCCATTCTCCATTTGCATCACCATATTCAATGTAATCCTTACCTCTTACTTCTTGAACTAAAGGTGCTGTACTTGTGCTTAAATCTATCGAAATTATTTTATCCATATTTTTTGTTTATTGTCCGTAATATATAGTATTCGTTCCTGAAGGTTCAGAGTGTTGAGTGTATTGTACTTGCTCTGTTCCTGCTTTTTCTGTTAAGTTAAGTATTCCTTTAGTAACTATTCCTTGAACTACTCCATTTGTATTAGCTACAGGAAGTACAGCAGTTTCAGTACCAGGAGCAGTTGGTAAAGAAAGCACTATTGTACCAATCCAACTAACTTCATAAACTTCATATTTCCAATGTCCTGCTGGTAAAAGATTTATTTGTCCTAAAAACAAATCAGGTGCTATTGCATACTGAAAAGTCATATCAGTATATCTAGGAAATATTCCTGTGTTTAAACCAGGATAGCAATAAGAAATAGAACCATCAAGGTCATTGATAAACTTTACTAAAAATCTAATCTGAGTAGAAGCTACTGTCGTATCTATTCTGTTATCTTCTGTGCAAATATCAGTAACTATTGTACTATTTGTAAATCCTTGTATCATATTATATAATAGAAAAAGTGTGTTTCTGTTTGGTTAATAAAGGAAAAAGGCTGCCAAAGCAACCTTAATCCCATAGTGAACGCTAGATTACTCTATAAACGGTCAAGCCGCCTCACCCTCACTAAGTGTAAAAAAAGGGTAACCGTTAAGCTACCCTTTCTAAGATTATAAGAAAACAGATAAGAAAATTAAGATGTAACTATTGCGCCAAAATTAAACCCTGCATTTGTGAATGGTCCTGTTGCTATAGGGTAATCTGCTACTATAGGCATAGGAGATGCTTCCATTCCGTCAAAAGTCAGAGTATAACCATTTTTATCACCCCAAGCTGCCCCAGAATCGATAGTACCTGCATTAAGTTCCATTCCGTTTACAACTCCCATAGCTACTATAATATCAGTACCTGCTGTAGTTTGTTGGTTTAATTGAGCAAAGACAACCACTTTAGTAGCGCCTAATAATTTCACCTGATTTTGGTCTTCCTTGGACAGACGGTTAAATAATACCTGAGCCGTTGGCGTATAGTAAATAGTTCCATTTTCTCTACTTCCAACGATAGTATCGGTAATACTTGCTACACCCAAAGGCATAGTGTATCGGTATAAGTCATTAGCTCCCATTTCTAAGTCTGTAACTTCTCCTGCTGTAACTGGAAGTCCTGTTGTTTCTATTGGTGCTGTAAATTGGTCAAGAACTCCGAAATAAATAAATTTCACCCCACCACTGATTCTATTGCAGTCGAGCCCCCTACCTTTTGTTAGTGCTGTACAAGCCATTTTGTTTGTTTTTTTAGGTTAAGGGAGTGAGAGCTTTTACACCCTCACTTCCGTATTATTTATTTATTAAGATACAAGTACGCAATCAGCTCCTACTCCTGTTTGTGTTCCTGCACTGTAACGAGCTACCATTCTCATATTATCGCTTCCGTCCAAAGCAGCCATATCTAGCAATTGGATTCTAGTAGCGTCACTTAACAAGTCCGTTCCGAAAAACATATTTGATTTCTCAGCTATAACGATTGCTGCATTTTGTAACCCATTACAAACAGCTACTTTAATTCCGTTGAACATTGGTACATACTCACCTTGCATATTGTAAGCGTTTAAGTAACCTAAAGCTGAAATAGCTTGGATGTATAATTGGTAATTCTTTTGGTTTAAGTAGATGTATAAATCATCCTTTCCAATAACTGCTGCCGGTACTGCATCAAGTCCTACTTGAATATCAGCAATAATTGTTCCTACTACTGGAGCTACACCTGCACCTCCTGTTAAAACTGCTTGATTAACTGTAGCGTCATTTCCATTTCTTAACCATCCTGCTGCTCCTGCTCCTGTGAATCCAATAAAGTCTCCACCTGCATTTGCTACACCTGCCCAAATAGAATTTTCAGTAGCTTGTCCAATAATATCGCCCATATAAGAGATTACATAGTCATCAAAAGATGCCGGCGGAGGTGCGCCTGCTCCTGCTCTCATTTGTAAAGCTTCCCAAGAATCCAAAAGCGTCAACTTGCATAAATCCAAATTAATTTGTAGATTCGCAGGTTCGAGTACCTTTTCGGTTAAAGCAAGTGTTCCTGCTCCTGTGAAATCACACGTTGCTGCTGCAATAGGTGAAACTGTTGCATCCATTTTTTGGATGTTAGATTTAAACTTGATATTCTCAATCATTGTAAGATATTCAAGAGATGTTGCTGATTTTAAAGCCGCTGAGATGTAGAATCCAGCTGCTTTGCCCGAAAACGAGCTAGTCGTAGTAAACGCCATAGTTTGTTGATTTTTAGTTAGTTATGTAGAGTTATCTCTACTTTTAGTTATTAATTATATAAGTTATGTAAAAACTTCTCGTTCTTACTCATTTTTGAATAGTCTAATTTAGATACAGCTTTTTTCTCTGAACTAAATTTATTTGTGTCTAAAGGAGCTGAAGCAGGTGATTCTGCTAATTCAGTCTTTAATTTATCATTTTCAGCTTTTAACTTTGTTAATTCGTCTTCTGCTGAGAATTCAACTACTTCTTTTGTAGTTATAGTTTTAGGATTTGTAGAAGGCTCTGTTACTTCTTCAGCCATTTCTTCAACCTCATCATCTCCTCCTTCTTTATTTCTTTTAAGGTCAGCTACAGCATCTTCTAAGTTCTGAATACGCTTTTCCATACCTGCCCAATCAGCTACATCAGCTTCCTTACCATCATCTTCAGCTAATTCTTCTTCAACTACTTCTTCTTCAGTTTCGCTTTCGATAACTTCAGCAACAATACCTTCTTCCTCAACTCTAAAAGATACTCCTGTATCTGTCTTGTAAGTTCCGATTGGCAATAAAATTGTCGTGCCATCTTCAGTTAAAACGCTGATATCCACACCTGCTTCTAATTCTTCAGCAGTTGAAACGAAAATAGTTCCATCTTCCGATTTTGCTTGCCAAGCTAAAGACACTTCTGTTTCTTTGTCAAGTCCAAGTGCTACTAATATTTGATTCTTTAAATCCATAGTTTAATTTTTAGGTTCTATATATAATAGAAAGGTTGGTTACTTGTTTGATTTTGTGATTATTTCGTTTAGTGCCTTAAGTATTTCTTCATTGGTTGGTTGTACGTCTGACATAGATTCCATCTTGTCCGTAAAGTAGCCTTCAATACTTAATCCTTTAAGCTCCCCATCTTTTATCTTACTCCATAGGTCATCATTCTCTATTTTCATTTTTACAAACCAAGTGCCGTTAGGTAAGTCGTAGCCGTATAACTTAGACTTATCCATATCACCTTCCTTAATCCAAGATTCAACTGTTAGAACACCTGATACTCTATCTTGATGTTGGTATGTAGCTTTGTGGTGATTGTTATGTTTCAAATACAACTCAGAAGCCTTACGTACTGTTTCTTTTGAAAAGTAAACATAGTAATCTTCTTGGGTATTAGGATTATGTCTGAAAATATTTTTATTAGGAATAAGTGCCGGACTAACTAGCATTCTTTTCTCTTCATCAACCTTTGCAAAAGTCAAGTTGTTTTTCTCTTTACCAAAGAATACAAAGTCTTGCTCTATTGCAGGACTTGTAACTAAACTGATTGCATCAATAGCTAGTTCTTGTGAATCGTCTGCAATTATTAGCTCAACTATAGAAGTAGTCTTTTCTTCTTCATAGTAGTCTTTATTAGCTTCTTCACATTCAGCTACTGTATCATATTCACAGCTTCCTGTCTTTCCCCATTTGTATTTTCCGTTTTCACATTCTTCGCAAGGCATAGTAGTCTTTTTTATATAATAGATAAATTGTCGTTCTGTTTGATTTTAGATTGTAGCTCTTCTTCTAATATTTGCAAGCTGATTCTGACTGTTTGTCATTTCGTCTGTTAATACAAAGGCTTGAACAGGCTCAGGGGCTACACCTCCACTAATATCAAAAGCTCCTGACATCATTTGTGGGGCTGGTGCTGATGGTGCAGAGCCTCCTCCTCCTCCTCCTCCTCCTGGAACATCTGTTGATAATATAGTCCTTACATTATTTAAACCTGCTGCAATTACGGCTGCACCTGATACAAAGCCTAAAGTACCTCCCTGAGCAAATGCTTTATTCGCACCTACATAAGTATCTATTACTGCACTTGCTACGGCTAAAGCTTTGTTATCCCCTGCTAAAGAACTTAATGCTCCTGCAAGTCCTGAGAACGCTTCTAATTGAGCATTTACATTTGCTTGTACTAATAAAGACTTCTGCTTTTCGTATTGCTTAGTAATAGCAGTAGTATCTACTCCTGATTTTACAGCTAATCTTTTCTTTTCTTCATAAGCTAATCTAAG